ATCACAGTTTTGAGAATATCGCCGATGACGGTGGTGACGGCAGTGATACTTTTTTTAATGGCGTCCCAGTTTTCCCGTATAAAGGTCAGGATTGAATTCCCGTGTTCAGCCCAAAATGCCTGGACAGCACTCAGGAAATTGCCGATCGTGGTTTTGATAGCCTCCGAAACGGTGGCGACGGTTTGTTGGATCAGTGGATAATTGTCATTCCACCAACCAACAATTTGCGAACCGATTTGGAGGGTAAAGTTGTAAATTTCCGTCAAGGCCGGCAACACAGCGGCTTTGATAGCCTCCCAAACCTGAAAAGTATAGTCGCGAATCCCCCCGAAATTATTGATCCAGGCCTGATAAGCCGCATAAGCCCACGCGGCCATAACGGCCAAAGGCACGGAAAGGGCGGCCAACGCTCCGGCGACGACTCCGATAATGCCCGCCACGGCACTTAATCCGCCGAGGGTAACAATACTTGCCCCGAGGGAAGCAATTCCCGTGACGACTGCTCCGATGACGATCAAAAGCGGTCCCAAAGCGGCAGCTACACCCGCGAGGGCGATTACCACGGTTTGAATGGTCGGGGATAAGGAATTGAAATATTCCCCGAACTGTCCGGCATATTTTGCGCCGAGCCGCAAAATATTGGTCAAGGGTTCCTTGATCCGGTCGTATATGTTGATTGCGATCGTTTCTAGCTGAGACTTCAAGCCTTCCCAGGCTCCGGCCAACCCCTTGGTTTTCGAGGCGGCGAGATCGGCGGCGGCCCCCTGAGCCGTGACGGCTTCTTTGATCTGATTAAAACCCTCTGCCCCGGTGGTAAATAAAATATTGGCGGCTCGCAGAGCGTCCGAACCGAAAATCTTATAAATGTCCGAAGCTTTTTGCTGATCGGTCATTCCGGCCAGTGCTTTTTGGAAATCGCCGATGATCGTAACGAAATCCTTGAGGCGGCCCTGTGAGTCATAGACCTTAATACCTAATTTATCCATGGCCTCTGCTGCATCATTAGTTGGCGCCTGAAGGCGGGAAAGAAAGGTTTTCAACGAAGTTCCCGCGTCGCTTCCCTTGATCCCGGCGTTCGCCATAATAGCAATCGCCGCGGTCAAATCTTCGATCGGAATTTTAGCCGAAGCAAAGCTGGCCGATGCCTGTTGCATTGCCAGAGCAATATCGGACACTTCGGCCGATGAGGCATTGCTTGCAGCTGAAAGCAAATTGGCGATCCGGATCGTTTCACTAGCCTCCAAGCCGAACGCATTGAGCGCATTAGCGGCGATCTCGGCCGCTTTGGCTCCGTCCAGTTGTCCGGCCGCCGCTAATTGCAGAACTCCCTTGGCTGCGTCCATCGCCTGGTTGGCCGTCAGCCCTGCTTTAGCAAGCTCCGTCATTGCGAGAGCGGCATCTTTTGCGCTGGTCGCCGGTAAGCTCAGGTCGGCTCCCAATTTCTTGGCGGTTTCGGCCGCCGATTTCATTTCACCGTCGGTGGCTTTTGTGACGGCCTGAAAAATATTGAGAGCCGTTTCATAACTTGAACCTGCGCTCAGAATCCCGTAACTGGCGGCGGCTAAAGGTGCCGTCACGGTGGCGGTTAACGCCTGTCCGACTCTGGTGATCCCCGCTCCGATCGTTTCCATTGCTTGGGCGACGTTGACGGATTTATTGGCAAAATCCGTCAATCTGGCATTAGAATCGGCAACTTTGTTGTTTAATCCGGCAATAGCATTTTCGGCTGTTTTGACAGCCCTTGCCATTTGTTCGGCGCCGATCTCCCCTCTGGCGTAAGCTGCGGCATTTTCGGCCAAATTGTTTTTGATTTGCCCGATCCGGTCATTCAGCTTTTCAACCCCACGAGCGGCGACAGCAGTTAGCTTACCGTAAGAATCGGTTCGATTTTCTAAAGTTGTCAGGTTTTTTTCGGTTGAAGCCAGACGTGAATCGGCTTCCCGTAAAGAACGGGTAAAATCCTTTGTATCGGCGCGGAGTTCGCCAAAAAGACTGAAAACGGAGGGCATTAGAGAACCTCCTTGATGGCATTGATCAGATTTGCTCTAAATGTTTCTTCGGATTGATGGAACGCCGGGGTTAAGTGCGGCTGGGCTTCGGAATTCGAGGTTCCGAATTCCACATAGGGAGCATATTCCAATTCGGAACCGATCAAAACCAGATTATCCGTCACCGGTTCCGCTTGATACGAATCCCTTAAGGCACCCGTATCAACCGGGGTTAATTGGCTGGTCAGATTGGCAATATCCTCGCCCGTTTGAAGCAACGCTTTTTTGACGGCGGCGGGAGCCCTCTGACCGATCCGGGTTAAATTGGATTTAAGTTTTGCCACCCTGGGCCGCCTCCTCTTTTTTCCACCGGTCTTTCTGGATTCGCCAATATTTCGGGTTGATGCCCTGAAGGCGTTCACCTTCCCTGATTCCAAAGCGGTAATCCTGAGCCCTCTGCATCCACATCGCTTTATCAGGACGGTTGTCGAGTTCCAGTGCCGAACAATTTAGCGTTTCCGCCGCCTGGATAACAAAAAACCAATGATCCGGGACGATCAAATGACCGTCCTTATCAGTCATTTCACCTAAGCCGCCGATCCATTTGGCGATGCGCCTTGAGGCTTTCCCCCCTGCCAGGTCTCCGCCATCGAGGTCAATATAAAATTGAGAAATTCAACCGGTAAAGTTGAAAGATTATCAACAGTCGGCGGAAAATCGCCTTCTTTTTCCTGATAGACGTTCCAACCGGTAATCACAGCGGCGAGCCCGTTGGCCAGTTCGATAGGGCGAGTTTGAACATCAATAAAGGACTGGAGGATTTTTGGGGAAAGCGCGTTCTCTTTAGCCCCCCATTCCACTATTTCGCCATTAAATTCTTTGGAAAAACTGACCGTCCGGTTGGTCAGAATATTGTTAAGTTTCATAAAATTGTAAATTTCCAGGCTCTTGATTACGCATAAGAACCGAGTGTTACCGCATCCGTGATCCGGAAAGTGGCTGTAAAGGGAATTCCTTCGCCCACGTCGTCGCTGATTTCCCAATTTGTAACGAACATCGTTCCGGTATATTTCGGCGAACCGCTTTCACCGTCAATCGGCCCGTGTTCAAAATTGACGACGTCCTGGTTATCGTAAATTGCATCCAAATGAGCTCCGATAGTCGCGTCATACCAGCCCGTCGCAGTAAAGGTGGCGTCCTTGAGTCCCGGCAAAAATGTTTTATTTCCATTGTTGCCGAAAGCGGTCACGTCCACCTCTTCGGCTGACCGCGGGAAATTGACACTGTTAAAATAGGTTGAACGATCAGTCGGCGTGCCCGGCGTCCCGGTTGTCCCGATTTTGAATTTCACATCTCTTGCGATTGAAGCTGCCATAAAATTATCTCCTTAAAAAAAATTAAAATCTGTGTAACGCGCCGACCGCATAAGCTTTGCCACCGACGGCTGTAAATGATGTCCGGGTATATCGTCGAATAGTTGTTTCGGCCGGAATCTCAACGATAATCGCTCCGTTCTCGGCTCCGATAGCCGTGGTCGGAATCAGATCGTCCCAATCAGTATTATTAGTGCTGTGCTCGACCAGAAATTCGCCGTCCGTGGCATCGGAATCGCTTTCGAGATACGTATGCCCGTGAAAGACTCCTCCGTTTGTGGTCGCCGCCCCGTTATCAACCGAATCGCCCTCATCAATATTATCATCAACCGAACCTTTATAAACCCATTTACCGTGATAGATATTGCCTTTAGCTCTGATAACTCCTGAAGTCGCGACCGCCTCGCCTTCCGAGGCTTCAATGTTGTGTTCATTCTGCCCGCCCCGGACCATCACCGCGACGCCCCCGACGCTTACCGCCCCGCGTGATGCCGAAACGACGACATCCTCCTGATCATCAAAAGCGGCCTCCAGGACATTTTCAATTTCGTTCAGGTCAACGGCGTCATAATCAAAAAAACCCGAAAAATTTAAGGTCCCTTCTTTTGATCCCGGCTTGAAAGACCTGTTCCCGGAAGTGCAGAGTGCGGTCACGTCCACCTCTCCCGTCTGTTTTTGCCAGGTCATATCTTTGAGGGCACAGGCCAGGTCGTAACCGTCAATATAAATCTCGTAATTTTTTGCAATTGATGGAGCCATAAATTATGTCCTTTTTCTTGGAATCTTGCGTAAAGTAACTCTTACTTCCTCTTTAAGCTGAACCGGCGGGGGGAAATCCCGAGGTTGACCCGCCTCCGGTGTTTCAAAGTTTTTAATAACTCCAAAAGGTTCCCCGACTTTCTTTTCGGGCTTACTATCCGTTTCAGTTGATTTTTTTTTGCCCATAATCACACCACAAAAATTCTTAATCTAACGCCGGTCAATTAAACATTTCTATCCGATAACTGCTCCGTAAAATATACCTTAATTTGTTCAGATAAGTCACTCATTTTTTACCCAATAATCATTCCATAACTGCGCTGCTGATTCGCCGACTTACTAACTGTGATTCTTGGCGTGACGGTGTAAGTGTCAAGTGCAGAACCATTTCGATAGACCCTGAAATCCAACGTATCGCCATCCGCCAACTCCGAAGCGTCCAGAGTTATTGCATAAAGTAATTCAGTATAATTTGCGGCAGTCAATTGAAGGTCGTTGACTTCCCCATCCTCAGAGATTTTCCCTGCTACAAATGAACCACTTCCCCCGGTTAAACGATTTGTTGTGGCGTTGCCGTCTGTGAGATTTGATGAATTAAACCCCGTTATAATCGGGTCGGACAAAACTTCAAACACCAAATCATCCCCAGACTCAGCAATCCAATCTACGGTATCAAAATACAATGTGTTGCCAGAATGTCCGGGGGATGTGCTGTCGGAGTAAATATCTATCAAATTAGACCCATCCCCATTTGTGTATTCAATAGCGAAGATGTAATACGTTCCATTAGTTAAAGTTATTTGGTTGCCACCGGAAAAAGTAAAAGTAGTTTGCGCCGCGCTTCCTGTTAGTGTCGAAACGTCAAAATTATCCGAAGTGGCTAATGCCGCACCCGTTGGGATTGATGAAGTTCCGTAAGTTCCCGAATGTGCATAAATTTTAATGACGGCATTTCCTGTCGGGCTGCCGAATTTACTTAATAAAACAACTATTCTTTTTAACTGCTTTCCATTTCCGGTAAAAGACTGTCCAACTGCTTGTCGAAACACAGAATCGTCAACCGAATAAGAAGAATCATTATTACTGAAATCGTAAGAATCTATCGGACTATAACTGCCCAATAAACGATAACTGCCACTACCTTTTTTAACATACAACGGGTAATCGTCCGTTGATGGGCCTGCGGTATCCCCGTTTTGCTCCTGTATCATTGCGCGTAAAAGCAGAGAAGAATCGCCTCCGTCTAAATTGCGCGTAATATTCGTATCTTGGTTAGCAATCGCAGTTGAACCTGCTTCCGTGCCGTCCTCGTAGAATCTGAAAACTTTTTGCTGACTTTTGAACGCTAAAGTGTAGGTAACTTCTACTTGACAGGATGCAAGGCGGATAGTCGGGTTAGCATCGGTTGAAACCCAACCGAACGCTTGTAATGCATTACTTCCACCACCGTTAATATCGGTAACAGTCCACGCGGCATTGCTTTTTGGGTTATTTGCCCAATTATCCGTTCTGGAAGTCCAAGTTCCATTTGCGGGATTATGAGTGGAGGCATTGTAATAGTTTCCGCCAACTTTCAATCTTCCGCCGATATTGCAGCTTTGAGACGCAGTTTTTTGGTCATAATATTTGACCGCAACATTTGAAATAATTGCATCGGACGGCAAAGAAAAAGCCGAAAACCCAAAAGTTAGATTTCCTGCCGTCGCTGTTCCGTGAGTAAGAAAATCCGCACCGCTTGAATCCGGATAGTCGTCAACTAAAGTATAACGCGAACCAGCCGAGCCGTCCCAAGTTCCCGAAACGGCTTCGTCTGATGTCGGATTTTTAGTTGATGTTGCCAATACCTTTCTCCTACTCTGTCTAGGACTTTCTTCCTATGTTTTTGTTACTTTCAAACTCAATAAAATCCGTTGGCAGGTCGTTATTGAGTCCACGTTAAAGCGCAAAGTATCACCCGCCGCGATGGTTTTATTCCAACCTGTCAGCGTTGCGTCCTGCGATTTCGTGGCAGTTGAAAGCGTTGGCTTGGCTGATGCCGTGATGCTATCGCCAACCACAGGCGGAAAATTCGCATAAGTGTCTTTCCAAATATCAATTACAATCGAGCCGCTTTGATCAGCTAAAAGCGTCGCCTCATTGATGGTGCAAGCAAAAGGGATTGCCAAATCGCCTTTAACCCCGGTCGTAATTACCGCGCCGCCGCCATCTATGATGAAGGAGATAACCGCAAAATTATTCCTGATTTGTCGCGCCGCCGCTTGCGTTTCAGGCATTCAAACCTCTATTTCCTGTTAGTATCACTTACGATAACTTGCTAAAAGAATATCTCCGCTCACCGGCGCAGTTGTAAAAGTAATCGTATTAGTGGAAATTGTGTAATCATTTCCGCTTCCTGACCGTTGCAAAATTCCGTTCAAATAAAGATGCTCAGTTCCCGCCGTTGGCGTATTTGCTAAAGTAAATGTCACATTTGACCCGTTAATTGTTCCCGATGGTGTTTCTTTATCTACGAAATTTGAGGCTGTCAGACCGCTTGAAGCATCCAGCGTAAAAGTGATGGCGGTCGTGTTGAGCGTTCCACCGTCATCAACCGGACAAAAGAATTTAGCAATTCCATCAGCGGAGGCTTGTGCGCCTTCCGAAACCCAACACGCCATCCCCGGAAAATCTGCCCACGTGTCGGTGTTCGGATCGCGGGTCATCGCCGAACCCGAACCGTTAAACACATAAATGCCATTTTCAGCCGGAGCAGTTTGATTTTTGACAAGGATTTTTTCGCCGTTATTAAGCGTCACTCCATCGAACGAAGCAGTGCCGGGATTAGAAAGTGTAATATTTGCAGTTGAGGCAACCCGCGCATTGCGGAACTTATAGATTGACGACAACCCGGCAACCGCGTTTTCCACGTCAACAATTCTCGCGGCATCATTTGAGGCTGGGGTTGGGGTTGCCAAATTTGTGATTTTATTATTGCCAAGTGATTGATTGCCCGTAAAAGCCACCCCGCCGCCGCGTTGAATAAATTCCGCCCCGTCAGCAAGTTTGGAGGTTTCAATTCCCGCCCCCGCCGCAACTTTTATCGCAGTAACCGCGCCGTCTCTGATTTGTTTTGTTGAAATTGTTGATTCTGGCATAATTTATTGCACCTCGTAATCTACTAAAATTGTATCTCCGACATCTGGACTGACTGTGAAAATAATTGTGTCGTTTCCGACTGTAATGTAATCAAAACCCGCACCTTTTCGTTGCGAAATTCCATTCAAAGTAACTTCTACCGATTCGGGCAGGAAATTGTTGGCGGTTGTAAAAGTGGCGTTTGCACCGTTGATTGCTCCGTTCGGAATTTCATCAATAACTCTTGCTCTGGCGTAAGACGGAATGTCCGGCGGCGGCGTTAGCCCCACTTCATCGGTTGACCAAATCCGGAGCATTACCCCGGTCATCCAAATATTCCGGTCTGAAAGCGGTTGACGGATTTCCGGTAAATCACCCATTCGCATAACACCCAAGCAACTGCCGCTTGAGAGGCTCAAACTTTGTCCGATTTCCGTCACTGCGAAACTCAAAATATCTTCGCCTAAATCAATCGGACTTTTAGAGGTTGAAGCATCACGGTCAACAAAGGCTTTGAGCATCCAGAGCGACTCTTCGTGGCTCAAAGTAAAACCGAAGGTGTAGCTTGGAAGATTGGAAGCCTTTTCAAATATCAAAAGCGGATAATTGCTTGAAAGTTTGGCTTCGCCGTAAAACACGCCGCCTGTTGCCAGATTTGTCACGTTGGCAACATTTAATTTGCCGTAAAGCGCAACCCTTATTTTTTCTGACAACACGCTCATTTAATTTTCAAGACTACAAATGACTTTCAGATATACCCCATAATAATTTTCAATTCCCAAAATCCGAAAAGTTTTGGCAGGTTCATCATCTTGGGCTAAGATATTGAGACGGTCATCAGCTCTAATTTCCAGTAAATTATTTTCAAAATATCTGGGCAAGATCACTTCGTATTGAACTATCGAAATAAATTTCCCTGAAAGTTCATCCTTAACGGATTTGGTTTTCGGTTGATACAAACAAGGAATATTTTCAAACGGCGTTGTTGGCATTTCACTAATTACCGCACCACCTGAATCTTTTGTTTCGTCAACCGAACTGATGTCGCAGAGGAACATCAAGCCCTTCGCCTGAACTTTGGCAAAAACGGCCGGAACTTTTCCTGTTGCCAGACTTTGAAGGGTTGCCATATTTCACCACCCGAAACAAATTCTTTTACTCGTGGACCTTGAAGACGAAGAACCCGGTGTCACGGTAGTCCCGGTTTCGTCCAGTAGAACTTCCCAGCCGTAACGCCGCCGGATATTATTCCGAAAATTCAAACGGGTATTCCCCGCTTTATCAAAGAACTCGATTTCTCCGACCTTTTTGACATCGCCGGCATCATCCCTGATGGTCGTCCAATTGCCGATGTCAGTCAGTGTCAACGCCCATTTAGCATCAGAAATATCCTGGTCGTCCGGCGAAGAAACCATCTCTAAAGTCTCATCGTCGGAAAGCATGACAATTTCCGAAAGGGTGGCCAGCTGCGAAGCCGTTGGCGTTGGGTCGGGAATCGGCATCTTAGATTGTCCTCTGGAAGATCAAAACGACGACCGGGACTGTGACCGTATTCGCCAAAGTTCCCGAAGCTGCCGCCCGGAAACGAAGCCGGTCATATTTTGTCACCGCCAGATTTCCGGCTGTCCCGTGAACGGTTAGATTTCGTTTGGTATTGGCGGCCAGAGCGGACCCGCCGGTGGCTTTGGTCGTATTCGGATCGGTTTCAGCCAGCATCGCGGTTGAACCGGCTCCGGCTTGCCCTAAATTAACCAAACCGAAGGTCAGATAGTTGGTGTCGTGCGCGGCCAGAGCGTCAATTCCGCTAAAAACGGCTTCCAAAAGCCTCCCGGTAAATGGAGCCATCGCGTAAATGTCGCCGTTGCCGGTCGTCGCGATCTCTGCCATATTGAGGACGACCGATTCCATTCCTTCGTAATTTTGCCAGTAGGAACCGTCCGAAACGAAGACCTGATTTTTTCCGGTGGCGTGCGAGGTGACGGCTAATGAACCTGCGTCAGCGGTGGTCGCGGTGGATCCCGCGGTCATAGCAGTTGTGAACTGGTAAAGTTTTTTACCGTTCTTTAATGTTGAATAGCTTGGGTAAGCATTCAAAAAGATGTTTTTTAGATCACTGAATTTCATATTTACCTCAAGAACTTTTCTAAGAAACTACTTTGAAGCAGTTGTTTTTTTTATTTTGGTGCCAGGATCGCTTCGATGATCTGTTTATTGGTCATTGAATCAGGAGTCACACGGGCGCCCGCTTTATCAGCCACGACGACCAGATCCGCTTTCGACATTTTCCCGAGCTGGGCTTCGGTCGGAAGTTCAAAAGCATCGCCTTTTTTTTCCTGTTCCTCGTTTAACTCAAAACCTTCGATCTGACCTTTGGCGGTCAGACGTCGAATACTCTTATTACTTAAGGCGGCCTGAAGTTCGTCTTCCATTCCCTCAAAATAAACAGTTCCGCCAATGCGAACCGCGTTAAAAATTTTTCGTGTTTCTTTTGCCATAAATTTAAGTGAGGCGTGAGAATTAACCCACGCCTTTTGAATTAGTTACAGGCTTAAAATCCCACATCCATCACAAACATTTTCTGTTCGTCAGGAACAGGCAGCGCATTGACTTGAACTTCGACGCTTAATTCGCGTCCGGCATTATGCTCTTCGTAAAAGGCAGTTTGTCCGTTGGTGTCGATTTTTGCCTGGGGAAGCTGGCGGGCAATATCCATCGCCCGGACAACCGGAGCAAAGGCCGCCTTGCCGACCACCGTCCCGGCCGGAACAACCGCAATTTTTTCGGCTGTCCAAACTTTTGTAGCTGTGGTCGCCGTTCCGCCGTCGTCAAAGACTTCAACGGTATCTTCCATCGGATAGAATTTGAATTCAGACCCCAGATCATCTTGAATTCTTGATTCCAATTGAGTCAGGGTCATCTGCGCCCCGCCGGCCAGATCGGGAGCATCGGCTAAAACTTCTTTAACAAAATTCCGGCGGCAGACCAAGCCTTTGATCCCGCCAACGGCGTTAATCGCGTCGTCAAGAAAGTCCAGTAATTCGTCATAAGCATTCAGTCCCGCATCATTCCAGGCGGTCCCGGCGGTTTGATAACGTCCGGCATCGAAGCCGAACGATGCCTGATATGTTTCAGCCGCGTTCTGGGGGTTTCTTTGAGTAATAGTTCCCAAAGCCCAGGCTGTAAAGGCATCCACTTCCAACCGGCGGTAATTGGCCATCGCAATTGCTTTAACCTTGGCCGGAACCGACGACATCATAATCTCGGCGATAACTGCGGCATTACCCAGCGCCCTCTCATTCAGTTTTTGGAGCTCTTTTTCGCCCCATAGGAAGTTGCCTTCAATGGGAACGATCGAAACATCTCTGATGGTCGGTGTTTTGGTCGGGATCAGGCGGCCTCGTTGATTCCATTCACGCCGGTCTGAGGCGGGACGGTAATCCAGGGTCGTCACATCTTTCAGGTCTACCGAATCTACCGGCTGACGCATAAAAAAGACATCCCATTTTAATTGTCCGTTGTCATTCGGACTGATAGCCTGCGCCATAACCGTCAACGCGGCTGGCGATAATTCTTCAACTGTTTGTGTCCAAGAAAATGAACTCATTTAATTTATCCTCCTTTCGCGTTTTTTATGTTCTGGTCAGACGGCAGTTCGATCCTGCCAGGTCAAATCCGGCAATCTCATCGGCGGTTAAAGCGCGGCCGAGATTGTCTTCAATGATGTCCCGATTGCAGAGACCAAAGCCGACAGTTACAAAACAATCGGTTTCGGCATCCAGAATGGTGTCGGTATTGCCGGTGGTGATCTTGATCGGCTCGATGGTGACGCCCCAGACGGGAACGGCCGAACCGACTAAATTTCCGTCCTTAGCGAACGGGACGCCGGGCTTCAGGTATCCGTCCGGATCAACTTCATCATCCGAAAGATCAGAAATATCAACCTTGACGACATCCGTTCCTTGAATCTCACCGACAAAAACGGGGCTATGCGCCAAGCCGCCTGCGGTGGTACTAATTTTTAATGGCATAAAACTCTCCTTTTATTTTTCTCAGGCGGCTTTGCCAAACCGCGAATCAATATCTGTTACCGGTTTTACTTCGGCTGCTTTGACGTCGGCGCGAATTTTATCGAAAATATTCTTATTTCCCGGTTCGCCGCCCTGTTCGCTGAAGGAAAATCCGGTTTCATTCTTCTTTTGCGTCAACGAATCAAAAGAGTTTTTGAACCCCTCGGCGCCCTTGAGATATTCGGCATCAAAGCCTTTTTTCTCGCGAACCCCGTTATTTTCGAGAATGACGAAAAACTTTTCCTTCCCGTCAACCGTTTCGGTTTCGATCTTCAGATTGTCGGAAGCTTTGAGTTCAAAGAATCCCTGCACATCCTCGATCCCGATGGCTTTTAAGGCCCGGGTTTTCAATTCCCGTTCGGCAGAGGAAGATTTCTCGGTTTTGAACTGGTCGTTCTCGGCCTTCAAAGTTTTGACCGAAGCAGTGCTCAATCCTTCGGCAACTGCGATCTCGCCCAGTTCGGCGACTTCCTTTTTAACGGCGCGGTAGCCGTGCGGAACGGATTTGCCGGAAAGTTCGGTTTTTTCTCTTTCGAGATTACCGACCTGAGCGGTCAAGGAATCGTTTTGGGTTTTCAAAGTTGTTTGAGTCGATTCCAAACTTGCTTTGGTAATCATCACCGGATGATCCGTATCAAGCTTGGTCAACTCCCAACGTCCGTTTTTGTTCTCGTAGCAGCCCTTTTGGTCTGCCGGAATCTCTGATTCGTTAGCGTAAAATGTTCTCGGCATATTCTTTTGAATTGTCGTTCCGGCTTTTGCCGGGTTGGTTGAAATAAAAAAGCCGTGAAAATCTTCTCTTTTGAAAAGATTTTCACGGTGATAACGTGCGTGTGCCAGGAAAGGCACTAATCCAAATTGTTATTTGCAATTTAGCTTATAAATAAAAGAATTGTCAATCTAAAAAATTCAGCTTTTTTCGGGATAAACGATCCGGGGTTGCTGGGCATACATCATAACCGGCGTCACGGGCTTGCCGAAAGTCATCATATGTAGCCAAATATTTCCCGTTTCAAAGATTAGTTTTCTTTCTTCTTCAGTTAATTCCCAACGGGTCAAAATAGCATTTCCGTTGTCAAGATAAATGGACGGCAGATTTTGATATTCATCCTGATGTTCGGCGACAATTACTTCTTTGTGGTCTTCATTTGGAATGACGGGACTGACTGGTTTCATTATTTTTTACCTCTTATTTTTTTCTCTTATAAACTCTTATTGACTCTTATTAATTTATTAACTCCGGTTGCGGGTCAGGTTTTGGCGGAGGGTTGTTATTGGAACCAAGTGAATTGATGATCAGTTGCTTTTTATCATCCGAAATTGACATCAATTCAATGACGGTTTTGAGCGGGATCGAACCTGTTCCGAGAGCAAACACCTCGAGGGCGAATTTTAACTGGTTTAATTCATATTTGTCCTCACTTTTAACTTTACTGTCCTCTGCATCGGTATCCTCAGTTCCGTTTTTTGACCTTAAAGTTTCCAGCGAAATTTCCCCGGCTTCATAAGCTTTCCGGTTAGCTTCCATTTCTTCAGCGGAAGGCACACCGGCATTGACGATGCAGTTAAAGTCACAGCGGAAAATCTCAAACTCGGTAGTGCGGCCCGTCAGCGCGGCGGCGAACATCATGGCAAACTCGATAATGTACCGCCCTTCAGCATCGAGCAGGGCTTTATCCATGATTAGGGAGTTTCTAAATTCCCCGCGGGCTTCAACTCTTGATCTTCCGGAGGCCGTCGCATCGTCCGACATCCCGACATGGCGCTGGTCAACTTCGGCAAGCATTTGCTGATCCAAAGATTCTTCGGATTTAATAAAGGAGGTCGGGTCAACCGGGTCTACGATGGTCACGGACGGGGTGGCTATCCCGATGACGTTTCCTTTGTTGTCGATCACCGGTGAGCCTTGATGGTAGGTGGCGGAACCCGCTCCCAGATTCAGATTATCGGGCTCGTCAGCATTGAGAAAATGACGCTCACGAAATCCGGCCGTGTAAGAATTACGGCCTTTCATCGTCAGATTGAGGTTCAACTGCTTTTGTTTGGACTGAAACGATTTGGTGATCATCGCTTTTCCGAGGTCCATTTCATACAGCATCAATTTGCCGCCGAGGTCTATCGAATACTCACCGATCTCTTTGGAACCGGTTTGGGTGACGATATATTTAGCCAAAGATGTGGCAAAATTCTGATTGACGAAGCTCTCGAACTCCGATTCGGTAAAAGTTTTGAAATGGGTGATGCCGTCGCCGTCAACAAATGAAAAATCTATCTCGGTTTGATCGTTGCGGATGGTCTTAAAAATGGAAAATGGTTTTAATGAGTTTTCTTCCAGAAATACTCCGCCGTCTTCCGGCGAAACGGTTTCAAAATGCAGCAGTTCCAAGGCATCGCTTAATTTACCGACCTGTTTGACCTTCCCGTCAACTTTGAAGGCTCTCGGGACGTAGGGGCGAAGCTCCGAACGCTGTTCGAGACAGGCGTTTATATGAGATGTCCGGATCGTTTGAAGCATATTGCGTTTATTCCACCACTCGACCAGCGCAGCTGTCATTTCATCAATACTCGCTTGTTCCCGATCGGTCGTCTCCTCCTGGGTTTTGGGGATCAGTTTCCACAAAGGCTCCCGGCCAAGGATGCCGCTTGTCTTTCGGTCAACCACTTCGGCGGTCTTATTCTGAGAGGCAAAGCCTTTCTCCATTTCTTTGAGGATCTCCGGCTGATTGGTCGGTTTTTTAATGACGAGGCCATCGCCTTTTTGCCAGTGCTCGTCTTCATAATAGGCGCGAGCCGTGACCATGACCGGGGTAATCCGATATTGCAAAAGCGCATTTACATCTTCAATTTTCATAATTTTCACCAGTAATTTTGGGTAGATTTAGATTTTTTTATTTCAGGTTCGTAAAAGGTGAGAACTGTCGCTTTCTGGCTTAAACAATAAGCGTCCGCCTCGTCATCCGGCAATCCATCCGGCGCCAGTAAAGTAGTTGATTCAATCGAAGCCAACTGCGAATAAGTTCTAAAGTCCACAATTTGACAGTCAGATGTTCTCAGCATTTCCGCAGTATGGTCATATAAAAGAACTTTACCTTTTGAATTATTGAGCCAGCCCGTTTTTTTGTCGTAACCATTTAATAATTTAACCGAAAGATCCTGACATTTTTGGATAACCGCGTGACCGTGATTATTCCTTTCGATCAAAGCCGGGGCGTTGTTGTAGAATTTACAAAACTGAGCAATAAAACCGGCAAAAACTCGCGGCTCATATTTACCCGAAAGTTTAGCCACCTGTCGGCCTGATATTTTTTCAGTAACGCATAAAGATGAATCGTCTGAATTTGGATTGCCTTCGGCCGGATCGCCACCGAGCCGATATTCAAATCCTTCTTTGGGCAGTTCGTAAATAACCGCGCCGTTCGGTAAGTCCAATTGCCTTAACATTTCTTTTGAAACCGGCTGACCTTCTTTGTAGCAGTCCAATAACCACTGGGACGGAAATCTTTTATTCGCCTCCTTCGGTGAAAGTGCTTCTACGTCCGTAGCGGGATAAGATTCATAAACATTATCCAAAGTGCCGAGGGTGGCAACCGAATCTCGTTTTTCGCGCTCATACCATTCTTTGGTGCGGGCCGGAACGACTGACCATGCTAAAAAAACGTGTGCATATTCGTTTAATTTTTGTTTGGCTGACCGATAAATCTTCTTAAACGTGCTTTCGGGGTTTTCTTTATATGACCGCGATAAAAGAATAAGTTTGCCGCCTGCATCAATGGTCGGTCTAACTCTTTGAAGTAGTTTATTTAAATCTTTGGATGCGTCCGCTTCGTCAACTATTGCTAATGTGGCGGTGTAACTATCACCGGCAGAGGTTGGAAAGGCGCGGACATTTGAGCCGTTCGACAATGAAAATAAATGTTTATCGTCGTCTATGACTTCCAACGGAATTAAAAAACCGTTTTCCTCTTTTACTTTCAAAAAATCAGGCAATCGTTGATACACCCCGCGCAAACGATTGTCGGATAAAAGATAAATAGCTTCGGTGTCACGTGCTGAATAAACAAGGATAGTGGCTATCGGGCGAAAGAGCATCAACCATAAAGCGATGGCTAGAACTAGCCAGGTTAAGCCTACCTGACGTGCTTTGAGGATAATTACCTTTTGATTATTTTCGATAATTTCTATCACTTCTATTTGTTCCGGCCAAAGGTCAAATTTTATCCATTCGCCTGACTCGCCCTCCTCGGAAGTTGAATATATCTCGACAAAGTTTTTGATAAAATAGGTCTTATCACGCGAACATTTTTCGCGCTTAATATCTTCAAGGGTCGGGATTTTTCGAGAGTCAAATGGCATTGGTCTTTTCTAACAATTTTTCAAAAGCATCGAGTTCATCCTTACTTAGTTTGGATAAGTCATGGGCTTCTTTCTGAACTAGTCCGACATCTCCGCTATGCTCGACTTTATCGGTGAACAATTTATGATGTTTACCTAAATCTCTGAGAGCTTCGTGGGCGGAATGAAGTTCAAATTCAACCTCTTCATAAATAATTTCAATTTTGTTGAAGGCTTCAATTTCGTCAGTTTCCAAAATGGACTGAATGTCATCATTGACCTCCGCTTTAGTTTCTCTGACCGTTCTTTTGAATTTAACCTTTTTCAGTAGACCGTCTTTTTTTGCTTCCTTGGCTTTTTTCAGATCAAAGCGTTTATCGTCATCCAAAAAATCCGTGACCTTCCCTTCCGCAATTTCGGTGAGACGGGTTAAAACAACATTTGCGGGCATCGTCATCGCGGATAGCACCATGTCAATTTCAGCTTTAATCTTAGGATTTCTTAGGAGGTTATAGGCCGTCACTCCAAGAACGTTTTTTGACCCTTTATAACCTGACAACTCCGCCGCTAAAGTTCCATTGAAATGAGCCTCACCCAAATAAAATTCAATAAACTTTTTCTGTTTTGGGTTTAAGTTATCTTTTTTCTTTTCTTCGCTCATCTTTACAGTGCCGGTTTTCGCTCCTCATTTGAGGGCGAATTTCAAGTAATCAGGTGGGAACCCATTTTCCATCCCGGACATAACCGTGAAAACCGCAATCAGTGCATTGAAAAGACGGGGATAAAGTCGGCTTTTCAAAGTCACCGTTGAATTCCCAAACCGGACGTTTGTCATCATCCTTAAACATCGAACGATCAAACCAAAAAGAAGCCCAGCATTCACCGGATTCATTCTTTGGGTTGGGATGGGTAATGATCCCGCCGATCCGTTTGCCTTCAGCTTGGGCCCAACCGATAAAAACCCCGTTTCCCAAATCTAAATGTTTTCTTGGCATAAATATTTCCTTTATCTATTCAAAACTTCTTTCATTGAAGTCCAATCGGGTATTTCGACTGTTTGCCCTTTTAATTCATGACTGCAATCATCTAAAAACTGAATCATTCCGTCTTTGACAAAAGAATGACATCGGGGATGAGATTTAGAACCAAAGACCAAAATTGATGGCGAAACGGTTGGGTTTTCCAAATCACCGTTAAATGTCCAGGGAGGCGTCTGGATCGAATGAAGCGAACCGCAGCCCGGACAATCAAAAACCCAATAATCATCTTTAACCTTGTGAACTTTAGCCATAATTTTATCCCCGACAATTTCCGCAAAGCTTGTTTATATCCGCCTTTCAATGGAGGACGCTTGTTTCGCTGAAGGTTCAAATTTGCATTGTGCACCAAACCCTTCTCAAGCGTCCGTAACTATTTCAAACAATCCCCGATTTTAATCTCCACTTGAAAAATTATGCTTGGCTATCTCGGCAATCGCCATTTTGAGGAACTTTTCTGATTTTTTCTGCGCTTTGATCAATTCCAGAAAATCTGCCCGATGGTCGTGGCAATCGTTCTCCAAGGCCCTTTCGATAACCGCGGACATTTCGTTAATGGAGTTATGATTGCCTTCGGAGTCGAACAGTATTTCACGCACATCTATCAGGGTTCTCCGGTATTGGTGATTGGTTTCGTCCAACTGGAGAGCTTCGCGTGAAATCAACTGGCAGTTTTTTACCCAAAGCGCCATTTCGTTCTGGACCTCGATTAAGAGTGTTGTTTCCGAACGGTGAATATCTGCCCCGGTTTTTTCAATGTCAATCGCGGTTTTTTGCCGGGCTTTCCGGTCAAAAACCCATTTCAAAAAAGCTCCAAAAAAAAGAAATCCGGCACTTAACAAAATTTTCAAATAAGTGTCCTGACTGATTAAATTTTCAACTTGAAATAAAAATCCTGGGAACATTTTTTACCTCAGACTGTTTATCTGTTTCAATTTTTCCTGGGTGGCTAGAATGCTGCGCCACAAATTATCAATCCGCTCAGGCAATGCTGCTTCCGCCCCGGAAATCTCAATTGCCTGTAAATTGATTTTTTCAATTCTTTTGCGGGTCCGACGAAACACTAAGAGCCACGAACCGCACCAAAAAAAGATTGCCGCGAACAAAGACAGATTAAACGTAAGTTTTAATATTAACCCTAAAAAAACTGTTCCGATAATAATTACGCAGTAAAACCCTAGCGCGTTGCGTAATCGGTATAAAAGCCTGGTTGATTGCAGCTTGAGGCGATCTGCCAGAAGGTTTATTTCAAATGAACATAAAAAAATAAACAATCCGAGTAGAATTTTAAGACTGGTATCAATAATTGTGACTAATTCCATAATGGATCACTCTTTTTGGGAGAATGTTTTAATTTAGATTAATGTTTTGCCGGAGCCCCTTGAAGACCCCGGCTTTCTTTAAACAAAAAAAATAAAATTTCAGGCTCTTTAGAAATTTATTCGAGTCTGACGATATCCGGTGCAGGGTGAGTAGCAGAATTGTTTGACACATTATCCTTTCGTATAATATCGTTTGGCGGGCTGGCTGCGGGAGCTGCGATCGTCGAGAGAATTCCGACGATGAACGCAAAGACTAAAATTGTTAAATTTTTCATATTTAACCTGCCTTTCTCGAATTTCACCATTTGACATGATGACGTTATAAAATTCTGAAATATCCGAGGATTCTGCCCAGAATGAAAATTTCCACCATCGACGGGCTCTCCGTCAATTAAAAATATGGGGATAACGTAAATCATTAAAATCTTATTGAAATAATCCCCCATAAAAATCTTATCTGCCGACCTTGTTTCTTTTCATAGATGCGAATCAACTTGTCCTGTTCGGCAATGGTCGCCTCCCGCTTTTTAATTAATTCCAGATTGACCGCATCCAGTTGTTTGCGGGCCTCGAGTTCGGCATTTTTCGTGGCAATTAGTTCATCTTTCGCTTTGTCAATATCCAAGAGTTTATTTATGATTTTGCTTGCTTCCGTGAGCTTAGAATTGCAATCGTCAATGGTCGAGCAGTTCTGAGCGGAAATGCCAACTGACAAAAGAAAAATAAAAATGATGGTGATTAGAAATTTCATAAACAACCTTCCGGGTATTTCTCACAGAATCTTTTTCTTTGCTCTGAATAATTCCCGTCAAATTCGTCTAAGTTCTGCTTTTTAACATTCTCTAAAGCCTGATTCACCTTGTTTGAATTGCCTTCTATTTTGTTGATATTCTGCCGAATTTGGTTAGCAGTATTTTTCAACATATTGCCTTCTATCTGGTCAATCGTGATATTGGTCTTAATATCGTCAATCTTTTTTTGCTGACGGGCAGACTGACAACTTTTAATGCCGCCGAATATCAGCAAACCTAAAATTATCAAACCAAGTGAAATTGGAATTATCGGAAATGCTATACAAAAGCCGTATAGATTCGCTAACCAAAGTTTGATGCGTGCCCAATTCATTTTTCCTCAAATCTATTCTCAAAAAACGCGAATTTTGCGATAAATTCAATTTTACAATCTTTACAAAATATTTTTACTTTTATCAAATTTCTGCTCATTTCGATCTGTTCTGTTTGCTCCGTGTTCCATTTATCGCACTTTGGGCACTCCTGAGCGTTTGAATTTGTGTAAATTAAAGTTGGCATTATTTCTCTAAAAGCTCCTTCAAATCCTCAAAATCCTTTCTCACAAATTCGCTCCTGAAAGCAACGGTTTCCTCAAGTGCAGGTATTAGTTTGGCAATAACCTCTTTTAGTTTTGCCAGCTCCCGGCGTTCGGTGTTGACGGTAACTTCGGTCGAGCCTTCGGGATTCGCCATAGCATCTGCTTTAGGAACAACCCGCCCGTCTTTGACCGATAAATTCATAGTTCTTTTCTTTCTGTGAACTGCCATAATTACCTCAACTTCCGCCTTGTTTAGGAAGGCTTTATTTCGACGTTATTTTTATCCTTACTTCCCGCCATCCAGATTTGGAGCAGTAAAGTTAATTGTTTAAAGGCTTTTTTAATGCCTAAAAGGAAAATAATCACGGTCACGATCCACAAAACATACTTTTGGTTTTCCCTGACCATATTGAACACAAACTCCCCGATTTGGGCCGCTGAAATAAAACCTTTCTCGACAAGATCTGTGACCATTTTTACTATCACGGCCACAAAACCCGGCAGGACGATCCCGCCGATGGTCAATTGCGTGGCTGTGGCGGTGGAACCTTCTTTGGCGGGAGCTGTGACGGTTTCAGTTTTACCCGGTTCGGGCGGCGCGGTGGAAGTTTCCACTTTGACCTCTCCCGATTCCGACACTTCCACTTTGGTAGTTTCCTGAACCACAGGCTGCACAGCCTCAAGTTTTTGGGCGTCAATTACCAAACCCACATTTTCGGGTGTTACCTCATCACAATTAAAATTCTCTTTTCTGAACTTTTCGTAAAAATTTTTCATTTTTACGTCGTATTGATTTATCTTGTAGTTTTTGCCGTTGTAGCCACGGGCGAAACCCGCCCAATCGCCACGCCGGAGTTCATCATCAAGATTGTTTTGGATGACAAAATTACAGAAAGCTTTGAGATGATTGCCTTCATTAACCTTCATCGCGTCCACAAAATCATTGACGGAAGTAAACCCGCAAATTCCGTGATTAAATCCCATTATCTGGAATTTCCCCCAACTACATGACATCATGGCGGCTTTCGGATTTAGCGCAAAGGCTTCGGTAAAACGGATGTATTCTTTTTCGTTCCCGTAATAACCGCCCGCCTTCGGATTGGAAATTTGGGGATATTCGGCATCAAATTTATGGTTAGTGAGTCTTGCGAAATGATGTCTCTCGAACAAAATTTTGACCTTTCCTGAAAGTAGGAATCCGCTTCCGGCCGATTCGACGGTTGCCACGGCGCGGATTTTTGCCACCTCACAATTGAGTGCTTTAGCGGCATCACAATAATCTTTTAGGCTTAAAAATTTACTCATGAATTCACCGTTAATCTGAAACTCCCTGTTTTTACCCCAAAAATAAAAGCCGTGAAGACCTTCTTTTTTTAAAAAGATGTTCACGGCGATAACGTGCGCGGCATAACGCCACTAATCTAAATTGTCAGAACTAAAATAATCGAAATTAATGCGATTTGCAATAAATTCCGTTTTATATCAGTACTTCCTCTGGTAAATGATAACATTCCGATCCGGAGGCGAATTATTCTGCCCGATAAATCTCCGTCGCCGGTGCCAAAGTAAAACTTTGTTGCAGTTCGGGCAATCAAACCTTTGCCCGTCCAGTTCGGGATTGATCACCCGTTGTTCCAGATAAACAAATTGACCGTCTGTTTCATAGACAAATTCGTCGCACCGCGGACAGCAAACCCATTTTTTTTTCATTACAGGAGAAAGAATTCCGCTTTGAAAACAAACGGAAAGATCAATAAATATTCAGTTGATTTTTATTGATTGAGGGGTGTGATGATATTACCAAAATTTAGAGTTTTGGGAAAGTGGGAATTATTTTGCTTTTAATTTTCTTTCAATTGTTTCCAACGCTAATTCCACAATTCGGTTAATCGGCAGTTTGTCGGCTTCCCATCGATAGACGGTATTTTGTTTGACATCCAACAACTCAGCCAATTTTGTTTGGGTAAGTTCTAATCTTTCTCTTAACTTTCTTAATTCTGCACCTTTCATACTTAAAGATAAATAACATAATTTTTTTAATAAATCTACTAAAAGTAGTAAATAATCCTTGACTTACTACTTAAAGTCGTATAATATACTACTTAAGGTAGTAAAACAAAGGAGAAATAAACAAATGATGAACAACCAACCAAAACAACTAACTAAATTAGAAATCGGTGATGAAATCGGTTTCGTGACCTTAGCCCAAAATGTTGACGAAAATGACCGCGTGGTTTTCTTTCCAGTGGTTGAAGTAACCAGCCGCGACGGCGAACGTGCTTATCGTTATCAATATCCAGACGGAAATATTTCGGGCGTGGCAATCAAAGAATCGAATCTTGATAACTACACAATCAAAATCCACCGGTGCGAGGTTATCGCACCACAAGTCGAAAATGTTCCAAATTTAGCAATTTGCCTAAATGACCGCAAAGACGAATTTAAATCAGCCCTTAAACGCGGGGCCGAAGAAAATCTCGAAGTTTTTGCCGGTTGGGACAGAGACACTTTTCACGTTGTCAATAAAACCAACGGTTCGGACTATCGCGTCGAGTTTGAAACGGTTGACGGGAGGATTTACGCCGAATGCGAATGCAAAGATTTCATTTTTCGGAAGCGCGTGTGTAAGCACATTTCGGCCACCCTTCAAGAACAATTTTTCGGCATCAGCTTGGCGGTTTAATCACCGCCTTCAAAATCAGGAGGAAAATTTTATGAGTATGACAAAACGAGAATTTCACGATGAAATTTGTGAAATGTATGGGAACACTGACGAAGCCGAATATTGGGTAATTCCTGAAATGGATGAAACCGAAATTGACTGGTTTTCAGATTTTCGCCTTGCTCACGACGGCTACGGCGAATTTGATAAAGTAACCTTTTCCACCGATACGACGACATTCCATTTTGATAGGTAGTTCTGACTCCTACTTAAAATAGGTAGTTCTGACTTCCTTTTTGGTAAGCATAAAAAGATCAGAAACACCACAAAATTTCCATTTTATATAATTTGCGTATTTTGGAATTTTTTCAGTTTTAAATCCCCATTGTGCAAATATTGTGTAAATGAGGTGTAAATGACCTTGAATTTTATCGATTGAGTGAAAGTGGGTTTTGAGGGTTTTGTAAGTAGATAAAGGTAAACGCATCTTGCGGGTGCCGGGTAAAAGTCACCTCCGAACACTGCAAAACCTTTATTCATCGGTTCGATTCCGATCGCCGCCTTAATCAAATCAACAACTTACAGCCACAAAAACCACCTGCTAAAACCCGGTTGTGCAAAAATTGTGCAAATTCCTGAATTTTAAGCAGATTTTAAGCTTAATTCGACTTTTTCTGAAGGTTGCTCCGCATCGCCTCGGCAAAGGCATTGACGACGAATTGTTTCCTTTCCTCGGAAACGTGGGCGTAAACGTCTGCGGTCACGCGAATTGAACTATGGCCGAGAAGCTCTGAAATGTCTTTGAGGTTTCCGCCGGCTTCGAGCGCGTAGGTCGCAAAAGCATGGCGGAGTGAATAGGGCGTGATCGGGCTCGGGTTTTCTTCGGTCGAGAGCCCGGCTTCCTCCAACAGAGTTTTAAAATGCCGGTAAAGATTCGACCCGCGCATCGGGGTTCCAAAACGTGAGGGAAAGACCAGATCGTTTTTCGACCACCGGCGGATCTTTAGTTGGTATTCGAGTTGCGTCCGGCGATGGGCTTTGAGAAGCTCGACGATTTCCGGATAAAGCGGAAGAGTGCGTTTTGATTTTTCGGTTTTTGGGGTCTCGTAACGAATGACCCCTTTTTTTAATTCGACCTGGACGCGGGTGATCTTCCAGACGCCTTGATTTAAATCCAGATCAGACCAGCGCATTGCCAGGTATTCCTCGGGACGAGCTCCCGTGTAGGCCACTAATTTCCAAAGGGCTTGTTCTTTCGGGTTTCGACACGCCGCGAAAATGGTGTTCAATTCTTCCCTGGTCGGGATGACGGGCTTTTTCGGGCTGCCGGTCGGGGGGCGGACGGAATTGGCCGGATTGCGGCTGATCACTTCCAAGCCGAAATAATAATCGAGACACGCTTTCATTATTATATGGGGCTTGCGGATGGTCACCGGTGAGAAACCGTCCAGGTTCATCTTATTATAAAGGTTCTGCAAATCCGCGGGCTTGACGTTAACCACCAGTTTGGTTCCAAAAGCGGGGCGGACATAACGCCTCAGAACATCCTTGTACCCCTCAAAGGTTCTCTCCTTAACATTGAATTTGACGTAACCTTCGAGCCACTCGTCGAGCGCCTGATTAACGGTGAGAAATTTTTCGGGATTTTTTTCGATCTCGCCAATTTGCTTGAGTAGTTGATCACGGTAAATTTGAGCATCTTCAAGTGTGCCATCGAAGGTTTCAAAATGCGAACTTCTCCGACCATCCAAACCCGTTTGGATCCTGATCTGAAAACGGTTCTCCTCAACCTGAGTGATTTGACCCTTTCTTTTGCGTCCCATTGCACACATTTTTATCACTATCTCCAGGTTCGGGCAAGTTTTTCTTTTGTTTTGTCATTAATCGAAACAACGGATTGTTTAGCCGATTTATCTTCCTTAGGCTGTTTAACATCCGCCGGCTCTTTATTTCCGGTGCATTTGCCGCAGGGGAACTCCTGGCCGGTCAGGACCCACTCAATGAGCAAGGGCTTGAAAAACCTGTATTCCCTGCCCAAATGCGAATGAGGCATCCCGGTTTGGGCCATCCGGTAAATTTTGGAAAGCTCGACCCGAAACGCACCGGCTAATTCCTCGGGCAAAATCGAATCCTCGGGCAAACCGGACAAAAGTTGGGTTGGCGAATATAATTCCTTAAAAACTTCGCGAGCGCAAGATTTAATTTCTTCGTGTATGATCATCGGTAAATCATTTAATCCCATAATAATTACTTCCCTTTTTTAGTAAATTCCCTGGCATACGAACAATTTACGTAATGACTGATGTAAAGATTCTTATTTTCCTGCCGGGCAAATTCAATTTCCGTTTTTGTGGCAAAACGATAAATGCCTTTGTTCCGATCAATAACCAGATTCCCTTTTTCGTGAGGTTTGACTT